TTTATTATTTATCTTTATCATAAGATATAATGCTATTACTACACCTATTATTACTGATATGTCGGCTATTGTATTAAGTATATAAGCCATATTATTTTCCAACTTACAAATTCTTGTTTCATATTTAATCTGTATTAACTACATATTCAGGATAAGTATCATAATATATTCTGAAATTTCTTATATATGTCGCACCATACCCAGCAGATACTACTCTTGCATATAATTGAATTTTATCTCCAGCAACAAAAGCTAAATCTTCAGAATAAGTAATATAAGATGTACTCGTAGACGATCGTTCAGTTCCGTAAGCAACCCCATTTTTATAAATAATTCCATTTGCATTTGTATCTCCAGTAGTGTGCCTCATATCAAATTTTATCCTTAGTGTTCCATTAAAATAAAAAGATATTTCTTTAAGTTTGGTATAACTTGCACTTGCCGTATTTCTTTCAGTATCAGCACTTATTGCCAAAGCATCCGATTCTGAAACATAGGTTGAACCTCCACCAGCATTATCATCTACATATTTTTTATTAGCAACTTCATAATCTGCGTCAGGAGCAGAAGAAGGAGTAGTTGGAAAAGTAGCGAAACTTATCCTGCCACCACCACTAATTGACATTCTGCTTGTTTCATCTGTCATAAATTCTAATGTTCTTACCTTTGAATTATTACCAACGTACATTCCAGTAGCATTTAATGCTATAAATCCAGCATAAGCATTTCCATCTATCATTAATTGTCCGCTTCCACTATCATCTGGTGTAATATCTGTCCCGTCACCAACTGTTAAATTAGTATTAAAGTCCCAAGTCCCTGATATAGTTTCATTCGCAGTTTTATCAAGTAAATTAGCAGAAGTAATTCCTCCAAAAGAAGTTGCTGTTATAGCACCACTATTTATTGTTCCCACGCTTGTAAGATTTTGAGAATTAAAGTCAAAAGCACTTCCAGCTTGTCCTGATAAATCGCCAAGAACTTCACTATAACTTCTACCCTCTAAACCAGAAGCTGTGAACTTGGCATAATCGTTGTCGGCAACAGAAGCGTGGTCTATTTGAACAGCATTAGTATTAGCAATTCCAAAGGTTAAGGCAGATTGATAATCAGTGTCAGCTACTGCCGCACTTATATTTCCACCACCATCTGCTTTTACAATACCTGAAATAGCCCCTACAATTGGGTCTGTTTCGGTTTCAATTGGTTGTCCGGACATTGAGCCAAGATAACCCCATTGGTCTGCTGATATTGTGGTTGCACCTATATTTTCTAATTGTTCTACCTCGCCGTCAGTCAAATCAGCTAAATTGGTAGATAAGCCAAGATTACCTAATGCTGCAGAAACATTATTTAGGTCTGATAAGTTATTAGCAATTTGTAAATATCTACTATCAAGGGTTGTGCCATCTTCAATGTCGTTAACAGCACCTGTTATCTCGTCTATGTGAGCAGCAATTACCCTTAACTGAACTAAATCCCCAGCACTAAAAGTTTGTTTGGTTGTTCCATCTTGCGCCCGGGTAGCAGTTAATTCATCACCATCTATTCCAGTAACTAACATTATTTCGTGGACCGAACTATCTGTTAGTTGTTCTATTGTTATATAAAATTGAACAGCTGGTAAATCTGTAGCATCGGTAACATTAAAAGTAACCGGATCGTCAGAATTGTTAATACTGCTACCAGCTTTTATGGTGGTGCTTATTCTATTTCCTATTTTTTTAAAAGTTGTCATAACTAAAGATTATAAGCAAATATTTTCAAACTCTTTCATTTTTGCTTAGGATAATGTAATTTCAAAAGTTAACTGCCAAACTTGGCCAGAAGTTTTAGTTCCCTGATTACTTACAAGACGGTTAAGTAAATCTCCACTTGAAGCAGCGTTCAAAACTCCAAACTCTTGCCAAACCTGATTAGCTTCATCTGCAGCATAAGTTGCTCTCCAAGTTGCTTTTTGGTCTGTTCCATAAGTAGGATATCCACTATCCATTGTTTTCTTAACTCCAGCAGTAAAGGTTGCTTCGGTATCAGTTGCCGTAGCAGCCCCTGATCCTGTTCCAACAATTAAATTAGCATTTGCGTTACTATATTCATCTCCACTGTCGGAACAAACAATAGTCCAAAGCTCATTTATACCTTCATTAACAAGGCAGTTGTGATTTATAACACTTTCTTTGTAGGGTTTACCCTCTTCAAAGTCTTTCTGCGAAGCAAATTTAGTAATAGTCCATTTCTTTGAAACCTTACCCTTTTCTTTTAATTTAATCATATCTATTTTTTAATTTTCTCTAATTGTTCTTTTATTTTCTTTAATCCATCGACATATTTTTTAGCTAAACTCGCAGGAATTTCCCTATAAGCATTAGCCACTGGATCAAAGAAATTGATTTTTTTTTCTTTATCCATATTTTTATTTGAATAGTTATTTAATTGTTTATTTTTATATTCTAACATAATCTAATTGTTATCGGGGGGTTGCTTTATCCAACCCCCCTTATAACTATCGTTTAGCTAATGGTTGAAGATGTCTTAAGAACAACAATAGCAGTTGGTTTTGGTAATACATAACCAACTCTTTCTACAAATCTATAAGCAATCTTGTCCTGTTGAGCTAAATTTATGGAAGTTTGTCCATCAGTATCAGTAATAGTTCCTTCGGTTAAGATTTTAACTTTCATTCCACCTTTGTCGCCAATAATAGCAAACTTTTTAAGGTTGCCAAAAATGACAAACCCTTTATTAGCAGCATTATCGTTGATGTCAGGCATTCCCTCTACTAAGGTAAAAGGATAATTCCAAATAGTAGCAGGAGTATTTCCTTGAGGTTGCTGATAAATGAATTGTCCGGCAGAATCACCAGCGCTTACAGCATCGGCTCTTAATTTTCTGACAACAGAAAAAATAGTCCTATGCATATAATATTTTGCACCAGCGTGAGCGCCAACCAATCCTTCATCTTGCATATCAAGTAAATCTTCAGCAGTAAGATCTCCAAAGCCAAGCCCAGCATCCATAGTATGAGTAGTTACGCTACCGTTATTACAGATACCAGTCCAAGGAGCTCCAGTTCCGTTGAAAAATTGCTCATCTTCTTCTTGAGCAGTTGCTTCAGCTACTAATTCAGCCAATAAACCCGGTAAATTGATTTGAGTATCTTCCAATAACTCTTCAGTCATAGGAATAATACAAGCCAATTTCTTCAATGTTTGTTGAACTTGACCAAAGGTAGGTTGAGTAGAAGTTTTAGCAGTTCCTTCGTCAGTCCAAGTCATAGTAACTGAGCTGGCCAGAGTGGTAATATCTCTGGTATTTCCGGGACCACTAAAAGGCAAATATCTCATTTCCCTTCTTGCAACTCCATAAGTATCGCTTTCGGCAATTAACCTAATAACTTCATTATAAAGTTCTTCGGGAATGGTATATCCTGCTTTCGGGGTATCAGATTCAGAGGTAGTTAAAGTTCTCATCTTGGTTGTGTCCTGATTGAATAATGCTTTGCACCATTCAGCAGTTTTTTGTGACCATTGGCCATTACCCGGAACAACCTCACTGGCTTTATTGATTTCGCCTCTTTTAGCCGCAACCATTTTGCCAATAATAGAGTTAACTTTGCTATCTACTTCAAGCTTAATCAAATCTTGTAAGCTTTTAGTGTCAAGCTCTTCTTCCTCTTCTTCCTCTTCCACTAATTCTTCGTCAACTTCTTCCTCTTCTAATTCCTCTTCAACTTCTTTGTTTTTTAATTCTTTTTTCTTCATATCTATCTTTTATTTTTAATTTCGCGCCTCTCAGCGAGAAGCGTGCGGATAATTTTGTTTAAGGATCTCATAGTAGATTTTTCCTTTCGCTTATCCGAGCATTCGGTCACGACCTTTTTATCTTTATTAGAAAGATTTTTTTTAGTGTCCTCCTCTTCTTCCGTGTCTTCCGTTTCTTCTTCGCTTTCATTGTTCTCTTCTTCTACCTCTGCTGTTTCTTCTTCCGTCTCTTTTTCCTTTTCTTCTATTTCCTCTTTTACGTCTTCATTACTCTCTTCGGTTTTATAATTGTAATTTATTACATCGTCTATTTCGTCTTCAATTTCTTCCATTTTTTCTAATGGCTCTAAATCAATACCTTTAGATTTAGCTAAGGCCAACGCATTAGCTGGAACGGGAACACAAGATATTTCAAGTAGTTCGTTATTGACCATCTTTACTCCTTTTTTGTCTTTTGTAATGTCTCCCATACTAAAACCAACTGAAAACGCTCTCATAAATTTACCTTTATAAAGATTGTAAATTGTTTTTATTAAATCTCCATAAACTCCCACTCCTTCGTCAATAGCAAATCTAATCTTCCCAGCCAGATTGCCTTTTTCATTAAAGTTTAATTTTGTCACTTGTCCCACCGGTATTTGGTGGTTGTCGTGAGCAAATAAAACAACTGGATTTTTTTTAAAGTTTTTTAAGTTCCAACTCTCTTGTTCAATGGGTGGATCTCCTGATCGGTCTACATCAGAAGTTGAAAAAACACCCTCTATCGTTCTGTTGTCGTCATCAGATGCTTTTACATCAAAAATGAAATCTTTTTTAATCATAATTTTATGTTAATTTTAATCTTCCACGACAGGCGCAACTGCACACCTGCAATTTATGTCATTGGGGGCATTTTTTAATTCACCTCCAACTAAAAATGGTTTATCTTTTTCTACTATTTGTCCATCAGCTGCGGCGTGTGATGGCCTTACTCTGTCATCCATTGTCGCTATCCACTCTTTCTTTTTAACAACTTCTGTTTGATTATATGCTTCTACGGTTGCTTCATTGACTATTGAGCCAGTTTCTGTTCTTGCTATTCTAATTGCTTCCTTATCTCCTCTAATTTGATAAACGCCTTTTATTCTTTCCTTTATTTCGTTAATACTTTCTCCCTTATCTAAAGCCTCGTAGTATTGTTTTGTTATTTTCTTTCTTGTGGTTTCGTTTATCAACGCTGAGTTATTTTTTACGTGATTTTTAAGCCAAGTAGATATCAACGCTTCTGACGCAAATGGTTTAGTCACTCCCACTCTTGCCAACGCTGCTTTGCCTGATAATTTTAATATCTTTTCTTCGGCTGGAGTAATAGCTGCTATCAATCTTTCGGTTTCATCTTCCCAGTCAATTTTGTCGTTAATAGCTTTCTTAATATGTTTGATATAATTTGCTTCGTATTTATATTCTTTCTCGTCAATAGCGTCAAATAGTCTTTTCTCTTGTCCTTTAAGAAAAGATCTTACGCTTTTTAGTAAAATATCTTTTCTTTTTTCTACATCATCTACATAAGCCTTCCAAATTCTATATTTCCTTTCGTCTTTCTTTGGCGCTTCTTTGTATTGTTTGTTTAATTTGTTCCCCAGTTCTTTTATTTTAATTTCTCTTAATAATTTCTCTCTGCCTTCAAATATGCTTTCTTTAACTGGTTGTTTTAATAAAATTGTTTTCTTGTGGGGTATAGTCCCTGAAAGTCCAACCATAGTTGATAATTTTTGTGTTGCCAATGGTTCGTCTCCATTTGGCAGGCTTTCAAGTCCTTCTAATTCTCTTATTTCATTTTGGGTCATCCATCCGCATTCGGTAGCGTTTTTGTAAATAGCTAACTTCTGATCTACGTTTTCGGGCGAAGGATCAACGCAATCTAACACTAATCCTTTTCCAAAATGTGGCACTAAAAATTGATTTAACATTTCTACAAAATCACCCATTTTCGGTTTAATGTTTTCTGATAAAAACATACTCATCGCTGCTTCTGCGTTGGCCCGATTGACATCTTCTGCTATTCCTATTACTGCTTTTGGCATTTCAAAGGCCATAAAAATATCATCTCTATTTGCTTTAATTCCGTTAATGTAATCCATATCTTTCTGCGCTGTTGATATTTGCTCATATTTAAGCCCAGATTCTAATATACCAATCTTAGAGTTCTTTCCTACTCCTTTATATTTTTTGCTCCATTGATTTCTAATTTCGTTTATTTGGTTTTCTGTCAAAGGTTGTTCGCTTGTAAGCACGGCATCTAACCTTGCATTGTTCAAAAAGAAATCTCTCTGAAACTTGGTAGCATATTCCTCTGTATCTACTCTTGTTTGAGCCGGCCTTATCGGTGATTGTCCTGTTCTGTCGCTAAATTCTTTTAATGGAGATGGTTCTGCAAAGTGAATTATCTCTTCCGGGTCAAACTTAATTTCTTTTTGGTTTGGTATTTTGTAAATAAACTCTTTTACATAATCGGTTGCGCTTGGAACAACTGTCATCCAATCGGGTCGCAAATTCCATAGTTCTGCCACCTTATTGCCAATTAAAGCCTTATACCAATAAGCATCTCCAGTCAGTAGTTCGTTTATAACTTTAAGTTTTATTAACTTTCCTTTACCCATATAAGGATTGGGGGCGTATAATAAATCTAAAATAGGGTGACTTAATATTTGTTCAAGATCACCCTTGGAGTTCTTAATCCTGTATAGCTTAAATTCTATGTCTGATATCTTTGTAGCTATCTTTCTCACGCAAGCAAAGACATCTAATGAAGTATCGTATGTTTGTAAATATTTACTTTCTGACCACTCTGTTGAGTTTAATGTTGGTAAACTAGTTATACCAGAATAGCTCCTCTCTATTTTGTTATTAAATAAACCCTTGATTTTATCTATAAATCCCATATTTTTTATTTAAACCTGTTTGTCTTTCTTTATATTAAATCTTTATTGTTTTTTATGCAATGTGTAAAAGTCAAAATCTATCTTTGGGCTATCATCTGTCCCTCTTTCAAAGTCAAATAACCAATTCCTTGTATTCTCCGGGGTAATAGATATTAACTCTCCTTTCTTCTGTGCTAAATGTTCGCACCAAATAGACCAATCAACTAATGTTTTCCATCCATTGTTTTTTATGTCATACCAAGTCCAGACATCTGGTCCACACCAACCTTGCCACGAGTACCTTAATTCTATTCCTTTAATTGCTTTCTGCCTAAATGCCCAGCAATAATAACCACCACCATCTATTTCCTCTATTCCTGCTTTCTTGGCCTTAAGTCCTATTTTCTTTTTAACTCCATTATCTATCTCCAACAACCAAGCCCCACAACAACCTTTCTCTCCTGCTTGTCTTACTGCTTCCACTCCTTGTATACAACCTATTGACTCATCTTTATTTATCCTCCTGTATAATTTCTTGAAAGATTTCTCCGGAATAATCGTATCATCTTCTACCATAAAAACTATCTCGCTAAAATCTGTGTGAATTATAATTCTCTTCATATTATCTATAATCCTTTCCCATTTCAGTATATTATCTTTCGGTTTTTTTACATCTATTGGGTTATTTCCTGTTATGATCATCTCTGCCGAAAACCATTTTTTCTCTTGCTTGTATAACCACCTTTTACAATAATCAATTAGTAATCTATCTTTTGTATCCAAAAATAATAACAGGTATAATTCTTTTCTCGGTATATCTGCTTTATCTATTGCCTCTAAACATTTTCTTATTGGGTAATACCTACTAACTATTACCACAAAACTGTCTATTCTCATTTTAATTTTTATTGTTTTCAATTCCCGAAAACGTTCTCATAAAATGATTTGTCACTAATGCTGTTTTTTTATTTTTTTTTAGGTTTAATGTTTTTTTAATTTTTTCGTCAGTCCATATTTCTTTTAATTTCTTTTTATTCTCTGTGTTATATCTTAACCTGCCTTCTGACTGTTGGTGATAATGGGTAATAGGGTTTTTATTGATAAATCCCATTGTCATTTTTTTTTCTTTTGCTCTTAATCCTAAATCTACATCTTCACACCCATTTTTAAATCTCTCATCAAAGCCACCTAACTTTCTCCAAGCGTCTTTCTTTATTCTAAACAAAAAACCCGAAGGGATATGGACATCTCTCGGGTCTCTTTTAAGATCTGATCTAATTAAACCATTGTTTGCCATTTCCCAACCTATACCATAAACAATTACATTATTGTCGTTTGGCAATATCTCACTAAACCCCACTATATCTTCTTTCATTTTACAGGAGTCAATTAAATGATCTACATTCGGCTCAATATCGTCGTTCATAAATATTAAGTTATCTGTCTTGGCTAACTTTGCCCCTTTATTACAATTCTCAGCAAATGTTCCACCTGATACTATTATGATATTAAAGATATTATTTGGGAGTTTGTCTAATGTATTTTTTAAAAGGTCGTGTCTGTTATGGTGAGGTATAATAATGTCTGCTATTTTCTCGTTCATCTCTTCCGGGTTGTATTTTGGCTTTTGTTCTTTTATTAACTCCTTTTTTTCTTTAATGTCTTGTTGTATCTTTTTTATATCGTTATTGTCTAATACCGTTCTTCTTAATTCTGTTAATCCATCTATCTTGTCCGAACTAATAATTATTTCTCCCTCATTATATGAGCGACCGTTTACTGTGATATTTTGTTTTGCGTAATACTTATACATTTTAATCCTCGTCGTCATCAAACAACCAAGTAACCTTTGGTGTTCCTACTTGTTGTAATCCAGCCACCCCTATACAGAAGGCATCTACCATATCGTCGTATTTACCTCTTGGCGTTGATAATAATTGATTGATAAACTCTTGTCTGTTCTCTATGCCATTTTTTATAAAGACCTTTTTATTTCCAAATAATGGTGGCAATACTTCGTTAAATTTTTCTATTTTATTCTTGGTCGTATTAACCCCTACTATTGGTAAACTTGTATTTATTTTTAATGTTTGAACACTATCGTATTGAAATGTATTTTGTTCTACTGCTATTCTTGTAACATCCGGGTAAAGTGTTCCCCCTGATCTTATCTCCCCTAACCTGTCCTTAAAACCTATTCTTTTATTGACTACCTTGTCTATATAAATATTTCCTTTCTCATCTCGGTAAAAATGTATTCCTCCTGTATAATCTCCTTTGTCAGGGTCCTTGCCCACTGAAGCGTCCCATCCCCAATAATTTAATGCTGTCATTATCTTATTCCCTTGCTCGTCAATTCTCCAGCAATTATTTGGCAAAACATCGTATCCTTGTATATCTTCTGCTTTTACTATTTCTCCGCTAATACTAACTGGCATACATCTGTATTCTTTGTTAAACCATTTGTCTGACCCTGTTAGCGTTACAATTTCCTGTTTCTTGGCCATTATTTTATTCCAGTCCCATTTCTCCGGGAATAGTGTTATTTTTTTCTCTTCGTCCACTATAGCATCGTATCTTTTGTGTAGCCAATGTTTTTTCCCGTCTAATTGGATGTCGTTCCAATTAACACTATACAAATCTCCTTCTCTTTGTAATGTTCCTACTATAATAAATGTTGTAGTTGGCTCTCCCATTGGTAGTATCTCGGTTGACATCCTTTCTAATGTTTTTTTGTTCCAATCCTCGCTATAAATAACCTGATTATCAACAGCATCATCTAATATGATTTTACTTGGGTGACCACCTCTAACCTTGCTATTAAATCCTGCCACCTCTATTGTTGATCCATTACTAAATCTAACTTCTTTTCTGCTCTTAATGTCTGCACCATCTAATAAGTATTTGTATCTTGGTGACTTGGCCCACTTCTTTATGTTATCTAACCTTTTGATTGCTAATCCATCACTGGCACTCAATATAATAACGCTCTCATCTCCATCTTGGTGGCAACATTCTAACGGGTAGCATTCACTGAAAAAGAAACTTTTAAGATGATCCCGAGGCGCTTCTATTACTAAGTTATATCCTTTCTGTAAAAACGAATTCCACTCCTTATGTAATTCTCCCAATTTCCAGTTGTTTAATACTGCTTGCTTATGATTTTTGTATATTTCGTTCTTTATTAAATAGCACAGATCATACTTGTAAATAGCCTCATTCTTCTGATTCTTCGTCAGCTTTAAGTTGGCTAATGATTTTGTTTCTTGATTCTTCATCTAATTTATCTAATATGTCAATTAAAGGGTTGTCCTCTTTTATCGTTGTTTCTACTGTTGTTCCTTCCTTCCAATTCTTAATGTATTGAAGCCATAATTTTACTTCACTTGCTTTTCCTTCTTTTAATATTGTTCTAAATAAAGAAGCAATAACATCCGGCGTTTTATCTGCTCCCCATTTTAGTAATTGATTGTCTACATCTTTTCGAAAATTAACCATCTTTTTCCACTCTGTTAATGTTTCTCTGTTTAAATTATTGTTTTTAGCAAAATCTGTTTCTGTTCTAAATCCATATTCTTGATCTCTAAATATTGAAGGCATAGCATAAAACTTAACAAATGTTCTATAATCTGATTCTCTATAAGGATTATCAGGCACTCTATCTGTTGGCTTTCGTTGGTTTTTTTTATTTTGTTCTGTCATATTTTTTATAAACTTGAAAATATGTTTTATTTCCAACACTTACTATTTTTTTAGAACATTCTTTTATTGCTCTAATCATTCTTTGTTTATAATCACTATTACTTCCTGCCATATAACCATAGGCAAAATCACTTCCACTACCAATAGCTGAAATATCTGTTTTTATAAATTGATAATTTCTTTCAATTTCAAACAATCCTACTTTTGTGGCTAATATCAAAACAGATGTATTTTCTGGTTCTTTAAGAAAATCAGCTTCTTTCTTAAACCCATTATCTTCCAATATCTTTTTTAATTTTTGACAAAAATCAAAAATATCTTTTTTACTTTCTATATTCTTAAATCTATTTTTATTAAACTCTATCAATTGAGCTACCCTAAAACTACCAGAATAACCAACAAAAAAGTTTTTGATTTGAATAATCTTTCTACCATATTCTATTTTAGAATGATTATTACTCCCAAGGCCATCTGAAGCAATGTATATTTTATCTTTATTTTCTTTCGCAATAACTAATGTCATATAATTTATCTAACTCGTATATTGATTTTTTACATAATCGGCCTTTAAGCGATTTCATCTTTCTTTCGTAATTTTCTTTTAGTTCTGATACTTTTATTTTTAGATGTTCTTTTTTCATATTTATTTTTTATAAGTCCCAATTAAAATTATTTCCAAAATCCACTCGGCTGTTTGGATCTTGTTTTAAACAACCATCTAAAATAGCATCAGATATTTGATCACATAATTTATCAGGATGTTTTGGTGTTACACTTTCTGCTGTTCTCATAGTTTTAATTATTAAACCCATCTTTGAACTCTAAATAACTATCAACCGACTTAAACGCTTCTTTCCCTATCCTGTTAAATAACTCTACTAATAAATTAAAATCAGAATCTTCTAATTCTATCTCTATGGCTTTATTTTTATTAGCCATATCAAGTTTCAAAAACTCTGAGTTGTTTGCGTTTAGTAATTCTTGAGCTTTTTCTTGATCTATTTTTTTAGATAAGAAATCTGCCTTTATGCTTTCTGCTTTATCCCATAGCTTAATATAATCGCCAAGTTTTTCTTTAATAGCCGGCTTTAGATTATTTCTGTATCTTTCCATCTCTTCGTCTGTTTTAAACTTATCTGTTGTTAATCTGTTAAAATGATTATAAAATACTGCGAATAAAACTTTGTTATTTTTTACTTTTTTCATAGTTAATTTCTTTATCAATTTTTTTAATAATAGAAGAAAGCTCATCTTGATTTATTTTGATGTCTTCCTCCATTCTTTTAATGTCTTTATTATATCTAATTTTATTATTCTTAAGCATATCAATGGCCTGCTTAAGTGCGCCCGGGGTTACCCTTCTTTTTTCGACCTTTGTTTCTGTAACCTCAATTTCTATATCGTCTTTATTTATCTCCTTTCCCTTGGGAGATATAATTTTATATTCTGTTTTTGTAATCATAACATTATTTAATTATTTAGTCAATTTTTTAATTTTTTTATAATAGTGTCTTAATGCCTTTTCTCTGTTCGTTTTCATTTTACAATCAAAGCAAACAGGATTTTTTATTTTTATCGACCTTTCGATTGTTTTTCCGCAAACGGAACATTTTAATTTAATCATATTTTAAGAATCAATACCAAAAATAATACCAACAACAAAAATAACAAAATAAACAAAACAAAATGTTACGCACAATCTCCAATACAATGACCACGCAAAACTCAATAAGGTCACATTTGGATATTTTTTAAGATGTTCTTTAAGTGTTCTCATAATAATTTTAGTTAGTTTATAATTTGTCTCCCTAACAGCTGATCTTATCGAGTTTTTCGAGGTCTCTGGTTTGGAGACGCCTACTACAGACCTTTTTTCGGCACTATTGAGAGGGCAGAGGCTGGATATTACCCAACCAACAAGTCTTCGGTTTATTAACCGAGACAGGGCTTTCGCCCTACTTATTATCTTTCGCCATTATCCTATCGGTTAACGCTACTTGAACCTGCCCATAAATTATAACATACTTAATGACATATTTGTAAAAAGTGGGGAAGAGAAGGTTTAACTCTTCCCCTTTGATTTACTTGCCGTTTAGCTGAACATCGTATTTCCAAGTAATTCCACGCTTCTTGCTTATGCCGAAAACCATTTGAGTGGTTGAGCTTTTCATTCCCAAGATTTCCATTGCAAACCTGTCGTTGTCAAGCCAAGTCCCATTGATATAAGCAGTGAAATCATTCCATTTGAAAGAAAGCATTGTGTGGAAGTGACCCATCATAAAGTAATCAAAGTCCTTGGGCAAAGACCCTTTCCAACGCATTCCTTTCTCTTTCATTCCATAGAAAGGCAGGTTCATCCAAGTTCGGATGTTAGCCCCGTGAGTAAGAAAGAAATTCCAACCAAAGATTTCAACAATTTGATACCAATCCCAAGTGATATTCCACTTGATTTTTTTGTTGTTCTCAGTTGCTTTACGAAGAAACTCATAGAAAATGCTATCAAAATTAAGCTCTTTGGTCGTCCATTTGGATTTTCTGCCGTGATTTCCAGGAACAGTGTTAATCGTAATGCTTTTAAAGTGGTCTGACAGCTTATTGAATAAATCAACAAGCATTGGTGCTCCGTAAGTGAACATTTGTTCCATTAGGGCAAACTTTTGTTCAAATGGTTGCCCAGGAAAAATGCCATCACCATCAACAATATCACCAAGCATATTGATAACAAGGTGATTTATGGGATAAGCGTGACGGTGAATTTTGGCTAAACTCAAAACAGCTTCATACAGGGTGTTTGCTTTTTCAAAGAGGGTATCAGCGGGGTAGCGACCAATATGGACATCACCAAGATTTAGTCCCATAATTTCTTCTTTGCCACCAGAAGGGATGTGCTTAAAACTACGAGGACTATACCTAGCTTTTGGGACAACTTCTTTGAGAATGTCAGTGACTATTTCCAAACTGGCTTTTTGCCCGATGAGTTTTTTCAAAAGCTCTTTGCCAGATTTCTCACGGATTTTCTGCTTTTCTTTGATAACAATATCTTCCAAACTTTCTTTTTCTTCTGCTGTTTTTTTCAAGTCCAATCGGTAAAGCTTTCTTTCTGTGCTATCTAAACTTCTGCCCAAACTTTCGGCAAGCTTTCTGTTGGTCATAGAAGTATAATTCTTTTTTAAGAACTTTACTTCTTTTTCCGACCATTTACCTTTTTTTAGTGTGCGTTTCATTATCGCACCTCCTTTTATTCGCCTTTAATGGCGATTATTTATTGGATTTTAGCTACTAGGGCTTCCTTTGTTTCATTTTTCCACGATTGTAATGTTATATTTTTTTCTCCAAAAATAGGAGTTTAGGAACTGAATTATCTCTTCTGGCGTTCTGTTCTCAAACAATGAGTGATATTTCTCGTGTAGCATTCTGTTAACCTTAGCCAGATTTTTGCGAGAAGCATCACCACCTCTTGATTTAGGAACAATATGATGAGTAGAGTTTTTTTCAAGGCTCTTAACCCTAATATCAAAACATCTGTTACTCATTTTCAGAACCAACCTTGAAGCCTACTTTTTGATACCGTTTCTTTTGAGTAACAACATCTTTGACTTTAAGCTGATTAACCAGCTTAGTAAGAGCTTTTACTTGTTCCTCTAACTCAACAATTTCTGCCAAAAGAGAATTGACTAATGCTCTGCGACTTTGTTCCTGTAAAGCCACATATTCCCAGTGTTTCATCGTTTTGCTGTGAGAATAAGTCTGCGAGTTTTTTTATCAACCAAAATGTAGTAACGACCCTTCCTCCACATTTCAGAAGTAAAGCCAAACTCACAAACATATTTCCACCCTCTTTTTTTAAGGCATTTCTCGGTATATTTCATTTTTACCTCCTTTCAATCGTGGAAACCTCCTTTATTTAAAAGAACTTGATTTTTTAACTTTGTTTGTTTCTATAAGTATAGAAATGAATACTATTTTTTGCTTTCAAAAGCGAAACTCATTCTTTTTTAAATATCATCTTTATAAATTATTTTAATAGATTAGGATTTTCGTAAATATTACCGATAATTTCAACCTCCATAATAGAACACAAACTTTCACCTCTACTTGTTTTGTTTCCATCTTTCCAATAATCAATAATATATTCAGTAGTTTCTTTCTCAAAAGAAACATAACCTATGTTTTCTCCATCATCGACAATATCTCCCTCGTATATCTCAACCCCATTTTTATCCTTTAATCCTGTATATTGTTGAATAACACACTCACTATTCCCACAATATTCAAATGGTTGTCCATCAAACTTAGATGGAATAACGATATCTCCATTAAGTTTTATAGCAAATAAATCATCATTTAAAAATACTTTCATTCCTTTATCCCAAACTCTAAATTTTATTTTTTTCATAAAATTATAATTAGTTAGTTAGTTTTTAATTTCTATTCATAAAATTTTATTAAAAATAATATTACTAGACCATAGATTACTATACCTACATAAAATCCAAATATAAATGTTATCATAAATTATTAAAAGTTAGTTAGTTTAACCTTTTATTACTGCTAATGGTTTCAATTTAACTAAAATCTTAACTAAATCTTCTTGATTTTTCATAACCCTATCTATATCCTTATAACTTCCTGGTGCTTCATCTAAATCTTTTTGTCCTCTTATTCCATGAATAATGCCCTTCATTTTCTCTAATTCTTCTTCGTAATTCAATTCTCTTTCTGCTTGTTTTCTTCCCATTTTTCTCCCTGCCCCATGAGAACAACTTTCAAAACTATCTTTATTTCCAAGACCCTCAATAATATAACTTGATGTTCCTTGGCTACCTGGAATTATTCCTATTGTTCCTTTTTTCGCTAAAGTAGCTCCTTTTCTATGAACCCAAACATTTTGTCCAAAGTGATTTTCAAGTGAGGCATAGTTATGGGCTATATTTATCATTGGTTCAAAAAGAATTTTATCTATACTATATCTATGATTATCATCTATCCATTTACTAAAAATATCCATAACCCTATCCATCATCAATTTTCTATTAGCAAAAGCAAAATCTATACAATAATTCATTTCTCTAATATAAAATTGCCCCTCTTTACTATCTACTGGTAAAAATGCTAAATCCCATTCTTTTGGAACAGAACTATACCATTTTTTATTTAATTCAACAGCTATTTTATTATAATAATCTGCCACTTGTTTGCCTAAGTTCCTTGAACCACTATGTATCATTATCCATATATGTCCATCACTTCCTTTTTGTATTTCTATAAAATGATTACCACCTCCGAGGGTTCCTAAAGACCTTAAAGCATTGTCATAAATTTCCTCATCTATTAAATTGAAAGCTATAATCTTGGGCATTAAACTTTCGTCCTGTTTCGATTGGTGCTTATTGAATCCTACTGGTATAACTTTTCTAATCTCTCCCATTATTTTTTTAAGAGTTTCTTTATCTATTTCAGTTAAAGAAGTTTTGACAGCACACATTCCACAACCAATATCCACACCAACAGCATTTGGAACTATAACATTTTTAGTAGCCAAAACACCACCAATAGGCATTCCATAACCCTGATGGGAATCAGGCATTATTGAAACCCACTTAAAAGCAAATGGAAGATTAGATAAATTTGTTGCTTGCTCTAATGCTCCATCTTCAATATCATCTAACCATAATTTAATTGGTATTTTATTATTTTCTTTTTTATAAATTACTTTTCCCATATAATTAAAAGTTAGTTAGTTAAAATAATCTTTTAACACTTGTTTAATTATTCTTTGATTTATTTCTTGGTTCATAACTATTTATTTAGTTTATTAACTTTTATAATATTTTATTATCTACAATTGTAGCACTAATCCGAGCCTCTGCTATTTTAACATATTCTTTTGATATTTCTATACCTATATAGTTTCTGTTATTTTTCTTTGCCATTGCCAAAGTTGTACCACTTCCCATCATTGGGTCTAATACTATATCTTGTTCATTGCTCCAAGATAAAATATGGTCTTCTGCGAGTTTTTCTGGGAATTTAGCTGGATGATTAAATTCAGATTTACCACCACTTCCATAAGACCACATATTTGTTATTTTCTTTTTTGTATTTTTTACTCCTTTAATATGACGAGATTTAAGAGAACCATCTCTTTGCCTATAAGTAGATTTATATTCTTTTATTCCGTGTATTTTTTCTTTTTGAATTGCATTAAATGTATTCGGCTTTCCTTTACTAAAAATAAACATATATTCAAAACAATTTCCATATCTTTTTAAAGACGGATATGCTGGGGGAACTGTTGTTTTATGATAAATCATTGTATCTAAAAGATTAAATCCACATTCTTCTACAAAATATATTGCTTGTTTAAAAGACGATAAACTTTCACAAAATTTATTAGTCTGGTCTGCTACTACCCAAACAATAATTCTGCCTTGTTTTATTATTCTATAAAGTTCTTTTGCAATTCCTTTAAAATTAAAATTATATCCTTTATATTCTCGTAAATTATCATAAGGTGGGGAAGTTAAAATCATATCTATACTTTCATCGGGAAAAGTTTTCATTACTTCTAGACAATCACCTTGTATTATTTTATTTATTTCCATAATATAATTCTTTTAAGATTATTTTTATTTGCTTTACTAATTTTCTTTATTAAATCCTTTAAATCGTCATCAGACGCAGGTAAATGAAAAGGTAAATCTTCTAATTTAACATTTTCTTTTTTACATAATTTTTTAAAATCTTTTGGTTTCATATAATTCTTTTATATGTTATTTTTAGGAACTTTTAGAATTATTTTATTTCTTTTAATTGTCATCTTTATAAATTATTAACAAACCTAATACTAATATACCTGCTAATAGACCTAATATAAATACTATCATCATATAATTTAGTTTTTAAACTTCTTTATTGCTAATTCTATTATACCACTAAAACAATGTATTGCTTCGCTAAATCCTATTTCATTATTTTTATAACTTTCTAAAATATCTCGAATAGTGTCATAATGTTCTGCTATAAACTCTTGTTGTTCTTTCTTTTTACTCATATAATTTTGAACTAATGTTTATGATTTTCATTACTTTTAGTTCACAGATTAAAAGTTAGTTAACATATTTCTTTAATGCTTCCTTAATAGTATATTTACTAAACTTCTTGCCATCGATGTTTATCATTTCTTTTATTTAATTCTTTTTTAAGTGATTTATATGGAGTGTGATTCAAATATAATTCTCCATTAATGTAGCCAATCTTAAAATCATCATCACCACAATAACAATAATCTTCGACAATCTCAATGCCTTTTTCTGCGTTCCTTTCAAGCATTTTTATACAATTCTCAATATAAGATGTTTTCATATCTGATATTTTAAGTTCTTTCCCATCTTTTGTTTTCCAAGTATCATCCATATAATTAAAAGTTAGTTAGTTAAAAACAATACCACTCATAGCCACGACCCCTGCTTATCATTTCTGCTGTAAAGTGAGCTGAGCATTTTAAATCAAAGGCACACTCATCTGATATTTCAGGGTGCCAAAAGTTGTTAATCTGAAATATGCCCCTATCCCTATTATCAATTACCCCATAAATTGGTCTTAATCTGCTTTCGCACCACCCAAGATTTATTATTACTTGCCCATCAACCCCATATTCATTAGCAATATCAACGATTGTATTACAGGTTTCACTATCTACTGGACACCAATACGCTTCATGTTTCTTTTCTTCTTCTTTAAACATTGCTATTTTGAATGCTTGCGATTTTAATCTAATTACATCTTGATATTTTTGGTCTGCTTTGTAAATACTTACGCTACCTTTTAATTCTATTAAATGGACTATGACATAAATAGCAAATATCCAAAACGCTATCAGACAAATCATCGCTATTATAAATCCCCAGTTAAGTTTAGTTTTCATAAACTCTTTGTTATATTTTTAATTTCCTGCGTGGTATATTTTACTATCTGATTAGATTTTTTGACTAAGTTTGTATACCATTCTGCCTTTCTTTTCTTCTGTAATTTATAAATCAATTCTGCCGCTTTTAATGTATCCATATGCACCTTAAACCTATGGCAACCTTTGCAAAGGCAAGCTCCATTATCAAGATCCCACCGAGTTGACATATTACTTCTTTTCTTAATGTGGTGAGCATCAAAAGATTTTATATCTCCCTCCTTCCCACATAACTCACATTTACACTTTGCTCGGATCCTTAATGACCATTTTTTGTCTGCTTCTTCTATTGCTTTTTGTCTTGCTGTTTTCATTCTAGTTTTTCCTTTACCCAATTTATTATTTTTTCGGTTTGTTTTCTGTAAAAGTTTTCAAAGGTTGGCTCTGATTTTTTATACTTTTGCTCCCATAATACATATAAAACAGCTCTCAGTCTTTGGCTTGGCGTTTTGTCTGTCTTGAATTCGGGCTTTACTTCCGGAATATTAAGTAAATCAGCTTCTTCAAATACATCTTCTTTAAACATAAACCAACCTAGTTTCCTGTTAAGCTCCATTAAAGCGCTACCATCTTCTTTGTCTAACTCTTGCGTCCCAACCTTGATTGCCCAAGTCCCGTCGGCCCGGCTACTTATTGTTTCAATGGTAGCTGGTAATTGTAATAAAGTTTTTTTAGTTTCTTTTTTCATAGTTTTTTAATTAAAATGGTATTTCTTCTATATCCTGTGTTGCTGTATCTTCTTCAATGGCAGTTGGTTTTTTATTATCATCGTTATATTCCTTTGAAAGCAACGCCTTGAAATATGGCTTTTTACCTTCTTCTTCGTATCCTTTATTTTTGAATAATACGATTTTATGTTCTATTCCACCTAACATTATCTTGCCACTATAGTATTTTAGACCTTTTTTAGATGTATATTTCCAAAACGCTCCTATATCGTTTGGATCTTTTTCGTATTTTTTTTCCATAGTTTTATTTTTTAATCCTTATTATAATTTTTTATTTTACTTAATATCTTTTTGTATTCTTTTCGGGCCTTAAAATATTTTTTTCCTTCCACGAATGCCATCCCCCAAAAAAAACCAGCTAAGAATAATAAAATGCTGTAAATAATAATTTCCATAGTTTTATTTTTTAATTTTGTTATGACAATTCCAACAGGTGAGATTTTGACAGGCTTCTTCGCCTTTGTTTTTTATGTAATTTGTGAGATAATCACTTCCTTTTAATAGCTGGCCACACTTGACGCACTTAAATCTTGTAATAATTCCAATGTGCCAATTCCACCATCCTGACTTTATTTTTTCTTCGTAAGTTTTATATAATTCTAAATTGTGTTTTATATACTCGTTAATCTTCATCTCTTAATAGTTTAATTATTTTTTTAGCTTCCATTTCTGTAACGTCTTTCATTGATAATGCTACTGACTCATTCCCGGGTAATCCATTGATTATCTTAATTGCCTGCTCTTCGTCTTTTGCTCCCATTTGAAATAAAATCTTTTTCATTTTATCTAAACTACTTTCATTTTCTTTTTTTGTATCTTTCTTTTCAGTGCTTGCCTCTTGTGCGTCGTCGTCTTCTTCTTCTAATCCAAGTATTGAAGTTAATGAATATCTACGCATATAAGTAATTGCGCCACCGACCTTTTGTGGGTTATTAGGATCTTTAGTTGGTAGTGGAGTTTCGGCAGTAATCTTCTCCCCTGAAATGTGTCTTAATTCTGTTCTTAAAATTGGCTTTAATTCCCCTTGGAATTCGTTACTAAATGCTGGCGTTTGAATAAAGATAAAATTGTTTTCTACGCACAACTTTTTTGCTTGGGCCAGCACATCTTTAAGTTGAACATATTTGTAGTTAAAACCCTCTGTGTCTTTACGCAACCTTTCGGCCGACAAATAAAGATTTTGGTAGTCCTTAAAAAATGTGCTTTCTTTTTTGGACTCTTGCCCAGTTTTTTTCTTTTCCATAGTTTTTTTATTAAATTTATTATACTGTTATTATAACAAAACCTAAAAATTTGTCAAAACCTAAACTGTGGAAAACTCAACCCTTTGATTTTCTCTTCATTTTCCACGCATCTACCTTTGAGTGGCAGGAATGGCATAATGTTATTTGATTTCT